ATATGGATGATGATAAAAGTGTGACTGCTTGGTTTACTGAAATATTGGAAGGTTATTTGGAATATGAAGGTAAAAGATTGGTGTCAAATGGTAAAAAAATGTGGTATGAGTAAACTGATAAATTTTTGAACACTATTCCAAAACCTTTAAATATCATTACTCCCATATGTTTATTGCAGGGCAAACCAAACGGGTTAGTTGTGGAGACTAGCCCAACTTTTCTTTAAAACGTATTGGTTATATAGCGGTAGCTCTCCTCACTTATAAAAATAGGAAAAGGAAGGGTGTTTTATTCTAATTCACTAAATTTCTCAAGCGCTGTATCGATAGCAACGTCGCCAGAGAATCCAACGATAATCGCATATCCATACAGGATCGGTACTGGTGGGAACCATCCTAGGAACAAGAATATAAGGGCGGCTATCATCCCTAAGAAGCCTTGTTTACCTAACAAAAATAAATTATGAGTTTCCTCTTGCTTCTTAAGGTGCCAGCCAAATCCACCGATTGCTCCTAAAATTGCCACTATCAGAACAGTTACTAACTCCATATTTTCACCTTTGCGCAGTTATAATGAGGGACCAAACGGCCCCTTTTGTGTTTGCGCGTGTAACTTATATTATAACTCATCCTATATAAACATTTTGGAATCTTCGGAACGGTATTTAAATGTTTTGGTAAAATGGAGTATTTAAATCTTTCCCCTACCCAAAAATTATTTATAGGGGTTCTTATAATGGTATAATGGTAATTATGAAAGAGGTACAATTAGACGATGTTACGGAGGTAGTGAACAACGAATTGTACAAAGTACCCGCTAGTAATTTTGATTCCATCATGTTTATTGATGGCGATTATACCACGGGGCTATCAGAAGAACAAGAGAGTGAAATGTCCAGGATAGTTAGTGAATTATCCGATATCACAGGCTATGACACTTCTGAAATAACAAGTACACTAGCTCCTTTATACGGTGATACTACCATACATGAGATGGTTATAGATGAGAATTTAGAATATATGATTATCTCGACAGGTGATGAAATGGAAGAAGAAGATAATTGTTTAGAGGAAATTGCGGAAGTTCTTTCTAAGAACGGCGTCCTTGAATATGACAAAGAGGAAGTCGAACTTCGAGAGCATAAAGAGAAAGTCCAGGAATTACAGGAGAAACTAGAGGACAAGGATACGGAAATTCAAGAATTGGAAGAAAAAGTCAATGAGAAAGATGAAAAGATTGAGAAGCTAGAAGATACCGTTGAGGAGTTTAAGGCCGAGAAGCGGGAAGAGCTAGCTAAAGAGATTGCAGAGATAAGGGACAAGAAAGGTCTCTTAAACGTCGAAAGGGAAGAGAAAGTGGAACAGCTGAAAGACAAAGATGAACAAGTTCTTGAAGAATTGTTAGAGGAAGCAAAAGCGATAAGCGAAAAGTTATCACAACCAAGTCCAAAAGTGAAGGAAAATTCTGGTAAACAAGATCCAGTTAAAACAGAGAAAACTATGGAAGATTACAGAGAAGAAATGTTTGGATATAGACGGGATGGTGATTAAATATGAGTGAACCAGATTGGGGTGCAATCCCTGATAAAGGAGATAGAGATGTTGCAGGTGACGTAATCTACAAAGATAATCTTTTTGTAGTATCTGGCGACGACATTGATTTAGACGGTAATAACGAACCTGAATTCGAGAAGGGTGCAATTGTGTACTCTGATGACGGAACATGGAAAGAAGCTAGCGAAAGTCAGGATGATGATGTTGATATAGCAGTTGTAACCGACGTTTACCCTGTAGTTGACGCTGAGGATGCGGATCATTATAAAGCCGCACTATTAAGGACTGGTGTTGTAAGAGTTGGAGTTTATGACGACCCAAGTGGTTGGAGCGAAACGCCAGAACCAGCTGATGGTGAAGTTGTTCATTTAGGCGAACAAGACGGTGTTATAAGTGATGCAAGCACTGATAATGCTGAAACTCCGGTTGGCAACGCGCATTACATGGGTGAGGCTTATCAAAATGATAACGATGACTGGCTTGTTGACATATACGTGAGGTGATGAATAATGGGTAAATTAATAGTTCGTGATGATTTAGCAGAACCAATGAAAGCGAAGACGGTTCTGGATGAAGTTTATCTTGTTACAAGAGATAACTACAATTTAAGAGAAGCATGTAGAACGGTACAAACTGGAGATTCACTGCAAGTTGAAGTACCAGTGATAACTGATACCGTATCTGGGCAAATGAATGTTCCAGAGTTAGAGGAAGCAGAGATTTCTAGTGAAGCATATGACTATATACGAAGCAGACTTCATAAGAATGTCGTACACGTTGCTTTGTCACACGAATCACAAATGGAATCAATGATGGACATCATGACAATGAACGTCCAAGATGCTGGTCGTGAGATAGCAAGGATGGAAAACGAAGAGATTGCAACTGAAATGGAAGGTTTCACAAACACTTGGGATGTAAGTACTGAGAATGATGAGTGGGATGCTGATGAACCTGGTGACCCGTTTTATGACATAATGGAAGTTGCAAGGGAAATACGTGAAGAGAATTACGAACCCAACCAATTGTGGTTAGCAACTGATGCATACTCTGCATTACTATCTAACGAACACGTCATGGAGAGGATGCAAAGAGGTGCAACAGCTGATGGGACCATAAATACAATTGCAGGATTCGAAATCAGAACTGACCATATGATACCGTCTGGTGAAGGATATATGTTGGACAGTACAGCGCCAGCGATGATGTTCTTTGACGGTCCTGAGTGGGTACGTGAATACAGAGACGAAATTGCGTTCTTCGATGGTTACGTGATTGCTGACTTCCTTGGAATACAGAAAGTTAATGAAGATGCCGCATATAGGTTATATAACATAACCGAGTAAAACCCCTTTTCTTTTTATTTATAAAGGAGGTTCGCATGACAGTTTCCCCGCAGGATGTAAGGGCTGCGCTAAATGAAATGAGTGAGGAAGAGCTTGCGGACTCGACGATAGATTTAAAATTGAAAGATGCGCGATTTAGAGCTAAGAAACTTGGGTTAGATGAAGGAACACCTGAGTGGGAAAGATTTGTAAGAGCGAAAGCAGCATTAGGTTCATTTATTATATCTAACACTTATCAACGTACTGATTTTGGTGACATTGCTGTCACTAGAGAATGGGAAAGAATTGTTGATGAATTAGAGAACGAAATGGAGGAAGCATTAGAAGAAGCAGGAATTTATGATTATTATGTGACATCTACACCTATGTTTGATAGTAGACCGAAGGATAAAGATAGAGAATCGGAATTAGTAAGCAGGTAGTGGAAAAACCACTATATGTGTAAGTTAACGGAAAAACCGTGATATATATGGGAGAGATAGTAGATTTAGGAATTGGATTCGAACCTGTTGATGTAGATAGTGATCTTCCGGCAAAGAAGGTTACTGGAATTAATGATGATTTTTCTAAAGTTTTTATTGAAGAATTGGCTAAAAAAATTATTAGATATGCTAAAAAGCAAATAGAGACTGAGGGTTCAAGCCCGAAGGAAATGGCTTGGGATCCATTAAGACGAAATACTTTAGAAATTAAGGAACAAAGAGGATATGGCGATAAAGGTATGTTGGAAGAGTCCGGTAGGTTAAAAGACTCTTTAGATTGGCGCTGGGAAGGTGATGATACTATTTTAGTTGGGTGTATTAATGATCCTCCAATTTATGCTGCTATTCAAGAATATGGAACGATAGAATCACCATGGACAATCCGAGTGACAGACGATATGCAAGGATATTTAAAGAAAACATATAATGTTAGACCGCCAAGAGAACCATACCTTCGGATTCCAGCTAGACCGTTTTTTAGACCAGCAGTAGAGTATGTACAACGAGATCCTGATATGCAAGATGCTGAATTAGAAGCGTTTGCAAGAACCGGAGGTCCTTATGAGTAAATATCCGGCGTTTAAGGGAGCAGGACAACGCCTGAAGATTTTTGAGGAAGAAGTTACTTATAGGATTAGAAAAGATATAGATAGAGAGAGCGATATTGGTGAAAGTGCTATTGATGATTATGGTTATGTAACTAGAGTTGTTGATGAAGAAGATGAAGATTATGAATTTGAGAATGTAACTATAAAAGCAGCGATTGTTGAAGATCCAGAAGAAGATTATGATGTTGATAGAGTAGGGGAATCCGTCATTGGTGTCGGGCACATATATGTTAGAAGGAAACAGTATGAGATGTGTAGTGACGTTGAAGTTCCGAAACCTAATGTTGGTGATTTTATAATTACAAAAGATGATGTTAAATGGAAAATATTAAATGTATCCGATTATGAGACTTATGTAAAATGTACTGCAGGAAGATTAGAAGGTGATAGTGCTTATGTTGGCTGAAGATTCCCAAAGGTTTATATACAAGGAGATAGTTAATACTATTGATGACTTCCAAATTCAGGGCCATGAAGCTTCTGATTTAGGAGTAAAAGTATTATACGCAAACCAATTCGTTAATGTCGAGTTACCTGTAGTTACACTTCAATATATAACGTCTGGGATAGTCAGTCATGCATATATAAATGATTTATATGAAAATAGGACGAAGACAACAGAATCCTGGAATTGGGAAGGTCCGGGAGTATATAAAACTAGAGTTGATCCAACAGAGAAAATGGTACATGAAGATAACCATGAATGGAGTATCGAAAATATCATTGTTACGTTAGATGATGGGACAGGTCATTATTGGATGGATACATATACTAGAACTGTAGATGATTACACTCATATTAATATTACAGATGACGGAAACATTGAAGTTGGAAGTAACTTTGAGGATATTATTGATAAAGAAGACGATGATGATGAGATATTAGAACTAGAAGTTACTTATAATCATGAAGGAAAAGTTGCCGTTGTATTAGGCGGTGAGTTTTCGGATACATTACAAATTGATGTTTATACAACAGACATGAATGTTGATGGTGAACACATCAATGGGATTGTCTTTAATAAGAAGTTAGCGAATGAGTTAAGAAAGAAATTAAGATTTGGAACTAGAGATCCACATATTTCAATTAGAAGTGTAGGAAATGTATCGGATATGACAAGTATATCAGGTGAAAGATATAGATATAGACGTTCATTTGACGTTAGTATTGCTTACATGGATATGTGGACGGAATATTACGATACAATTGATGAAGCAGAATATGCAGTTAACATACAGAAGGTGGATTAAGATGGTTAAATATAAAATCGTAGGCTTAGGTAATGTTTCCATGGGTTCAATTAGGTTAGAAAGGGGAGAGAAACAAATTATTGAGGATCCTGGTGATAATCTCATGGATAATATTGAAAGAGCCTCAAATTTAGGTTTAGTTGAAGTAACTAAATTAGAAAAGACAGAGATGACTACATTTAAGGAAAACAGTGAAGATGAGGAAGAGTCCGAGGTGGAAGATGATGAAACTGAGGAAGATGAAACGTATTATTGCCCAGAATGCGATAGGGAACATAGGTATGATTCCCAAATTGGGCAGGAACATTTAGAGGATTGATAAATTATGCCAAGGAAAATTGTAGATATAACAACGGATATTGTAATTACACCTAGGGATGTTGCATACCCTAGAGATTTAGTGATACTAGGACTTGACGGTGCAGAGTTTCCTGAGGACGAAGACAAGATTATAGAGTTATCAGATAGTGATGAAATCGAGAATGCGGACCTTGAAGACTGGTTTGAAGATGAATTAAAAGGTGCATTAGAACAAGGGATAAGCAGAGTATTTGCTATACCAGTAGAGTACGATACAACCGAGGAAACGGATGATATTGGTGAACAAGTTGATTGGGATACTATTGAGGAGCAAATATCTTCGCAACCGACAATTGCACATACCGGTATTGCTGATGATGGTCTTTCAGGTGTTGATGACATAGACGATGTGTATAGTACATTACATACCGAACTATTGCAGAATGGTCTTAGTGCAGTAACAGTATGGCCAGTAGATGATACAGGCGATGATGCAGATACGACTGTTGGAGACGTATCTTCAAGTAGAATAATGACCGTCGCACATAAATTCGATGACGATTATGCAAAGGATAGATTAGTAGGTGCAATGAATGCAGCAGCACTTAAAGTACCACGTTGGGATAAACTGATGTGGAAAAAAGTGATGTTCGATATGACTGACGAAGATTTTGATATGCCAGATAGATTTACCACAAGTAGGATAAACGATTTAGAAGACGATAACATAAACGTATTGATGTATCGTGACGGTGATTTCGTGTTTAGTAACGGTTTAGCGTTAGCTGATGATGACATATATAAATACATTGATGTTATAAGAACACAAGATTACATCGAGTCAGAGATTGAAAGACAACTGGCTAACAGAATCGGTGGTGGAAGAGTACCATTCACAAGTGAAGGTATTGGAATGATAGAGAACAGGTTACTTTCAGTACTATCAGATTTGACTGACGAGGATATTATAGTAACTGGTGGATACAGAGTTGATATGCCAACAATGAATGATGTTACAGCCGATGACAAAGTAGACAGATTGCTTAAAGGTATAGAAATCGAATGTCGACTACAGGGTCATATCCAAGAGATTAAAATAGATATGACATTAAAAATATAGAGGTGATAGATTATGCCACATGGACGTGAAAAGGTTTATAATGTTGAACACGTTGATTTCATCATTGAACTAGATGACGAAGACGTTAGTGAATTTGATCCTGAAATACAGGAACGATTTGATGGTGGTGAACTAACCATTGAAGGTATTTCAGACTCAGGGTTTGGTGTTACACCAACTGCAGAAACAGAAATGATTGAAGGACTTAAAGGTTATGAAGGATTTTCAGTTGATCCTGGTAATGGTGCAGAAATTGACTTAGCGGTGAAAAGTACAAGTTTATCTTTACCTGTACTACAAGCAATTTACAATAAGCAGCAAGATGAAGTAATTGCACCATTTAAGGTAAGAATTGAAGTCAACCAAAGTGATATACGACCTGCATTCGGATTTAACAACATAGAAGTCAAACATTGTCTTCTAGTGAATATGGCACCATTCGAAGTTGATGGACCAGAAGCACCGGATTGGGAATTCGAAATGGTAGGATATGGATTTATTATAGAGAATTACGATATCAGTCTATATACAGCTGACGAGTAATTAAAACCCTTTCCTTTTATTTATTAACGCGAAAAACGCGTGAAATAAACTTTCCGAAAAACGGAGGTGTAAATTATGGAAGAAAAGTATGAAGAAGCGTTGTATGTAAGTGACGAACCAACTAGTGTCGAGATAAATGGTGTAGAAGTTAAAGTAGAGGAAATGACTGGAATGAGATATTCCGAAATTGCCGATGAAATGGGTCTTGAACCAGGCAAAGAAAGTGCTTTTGATAACACAGCTTTTATGAAAAGGTTAATTGAAGAATGTGTTATTGAACCTGAAGATTTAGATCCATCAAGATTAAGAATCGACGCTATGATAAAGATAACCACTGAAATACAACAAGGTATGAATTTAGAAGAGGAAGTAGAAAATTTGTAATAAAGGTTGAACGGGAATTTCCATTCTTTTTGATAGGCAAAGAATTCGGTATACCAGTGGACGTAGTAAAATCTTGGAAGATGCGTAAGATTAAGGAATATGCTACCTTTCTTGAGAAATACTATAAACAAAAATACGGAACTAGTGAAGATATGGATATTCCAGATGTTAGTACGTCTAGAATGCCAAGAATGGGAAGAAAACATTTACCAAGTAGTATGAGAAAAGGAAGAGGAGCATCGGGCCATAGCTTTAAATTTGCATAGGAGATAATAAATGGCTTTAGTTCACCAATTAACAGCAGCCCTTGATTTCACAGGTGTTGTAGAAGCAAAAAGTAAGATGACAAGCTTAGAGCAAACTATCGCCAATAATGCCGGTGAAATCAGAAAATCTTTCCTTTTTATGTCATTCGGTATGATGGCAGCTAATCAAGTTTTAAAAAAGTTTGTTAGTAGATTAGAAATGGCTGCCCAGTCAATGCGACAGGCTTTTATAGATATTGAACATCAAGCAGTTGTAGTTTCTACTATTTTAACAGGTACCGCTGAAGATGTTGGTGTAGTTACAGAAAGAATGATACAGTTGGGAAGAGAAACTGAATGGACTGCATATGATGTTGGGCTTGCAATGGAAGATTTAGCACGTGCAGGATTTACTACAACTGAGGCTATTCAATCAGTCGGTGTTGCATTACAATTTGCTACTGCAACTGGTATGCAGACTTCGCAAGCCGCTGATATACTTACTGGTTCCATTCGTGGATTCAATATGCAGGCTGACTACATGGAAACGCAAATCGGTGATGCGTCTGGCGAACTTGAAACATTTACAATGCATGCTAGTGAAGCTGAAGCTACAACGACTGCAGCAGGTCATGCCGCATCTGTTTTCGCAGCTGGTGCTATGAATGCAAGGTTACATGCAGAAGATCTTGGTGAAGGATTTAAATATGCTGGTGCTGCTGCTGAAGCTTTAAATTGGAGAATGACAGAAGTCGTTGCGACGATGATGAGTGCTGCAGATAATATGGTTAGGGCTGGTATGGCTGGTCGTGGATTTAGAAGAATGGCAACCCGTCTAGCTAGAGCCGCAGGTGAAGCATCTACAGGTATAGAACAATTGGCTGGTGAACTTGAAGATTTAGGTGTTGAGTTAGTCGACCATCAAGGTGAGATGAGAGGTCTTTTTGATATATTAATTGATTTAGAAGAAGCAACTGAAGACATGACGGCACAGCAGCAGGCCAATTTATACCAGATGATTGCTGGTACACGTGGTATGACGATGCTTGCTGGTGTTATGAGTGATGGAACAGACCAATTGAAAGAACACGCAATGATGCTTGAAATTTCATCTTCAAGAAATGAATTGGCTGCTGCTGGTTATGCTGATTCCGCTGAAATCATGAGGGATTTAGGTAAAGAATATTTTGAAGCTACAGAAGGAATGGAACATGCTAATATTAAATTAGAGGAATTTACTGAGTTAAATCCTGCTTCTCAAGAACAAATCAGACGTACAATGCAATATCTTGATGATTTGAATTTAACACAAGATGAATATGCTGCTGCATTAGAGAATTCTGCAGAGTTAACTGAAGTACAAATGGAAAGATTGCAAACCTTACAAGGTGCAACAGATTTAATGACTTCGTCTTTAGAAGCGATGTGGTTCCAAATTGCGCATCAGGTCGCGCCTATGATGAAGTCGTGGGAAAGAACAGTTAGACTTGTTGCCGATATCATTACGTTGTTGCCGGATCATTTACAGATGCTTATAGGATTCTTAATTTTAACTGGAGCCGCATTAGGTGGTGTAATAACATCACTAATACAAGTTACAGCTATGCTTGTGATGACTGGTGCTGCGATGGCAACTTATTCTGTTGAAATCCAAAAAACTACAGTTAATCAAGAGATGTTTAATATTGCATATCAATCATTCATAAAAATGTTAAAATTATCGTTACCGTTACTTAAACAACTAGTTGTCAAAGTAGGAATGTTAGCCGGACAAATGGTAATGATGACTGGAGGTATTGCATTACTTGTCAGAGCATGGGATGAAGGCGAACCTATATTGTATGCAGCTGGTATTATCGTAATGGGACTTGCTTATGCCTTAGGGTTTTTAAGGGTGCGAATGGGACAAAATATTGTAGCAGCTGGAAAAAACGCGAAGGCAATTACTGCTTTGACATCTGCAAAGGAAATAGAAAATAAAGCAACGCATAAACAATTACTACATTATGGTAAATTATTTAAAGCACGTGAAGCAACATTACAACAAAGAAAAAGAGAAACAATAAGTGAATTGGAGTTTGCAAAAGCAAATAATGTCGTTACAACACAAAGGATATGGGAAAGAAAAGTAAAAGAATCGCATTTGGCCATTGATGAGGTTAGGAATAAACAAAGCGCTATGGAAAATAAATTATTGAGTGCTAAAACGAAAAAATTAATGAGTTATACTTCTACACAAGCGGGTGCCAACAAATTAGAAGCCGCGGGTATAACGCTAAAAGAAATACATAATTCAAGGGTTTTATCTTTAGCATTTTCATATAGTGCGTTAGCAATTGCAGTCGCTGCTGCGTTAGGAGGCTTATTCTTGTTATACAAAGCTTATGAGGACGGTGATTATATCCTTGGTGTATTGGCAACATCGGTACTTGCATTTGCGGCAGCTGTTCATTTTGCAAGGGATTCTGTTAATGCATTCATAACAGCTCAATTAAAGAAAATTAAATCATCACTTGCAGATTTTGCTGCGAATAGTAAATTGATTGCGTCATTAAAAGGTTATATATTAGCTGCATTCGGTGCTAAATCCGCAACTGAAGGATTAACTTTTGCTAAATGGCAATATGCAGCAGCGGCGAGTGCTGCGTTAGGTATCATAGGTGTCTTGTGGTTGGTGTGGAATGAAAGTAGGGATGCAGCGATGGCGCTGGCAGCTGCAATAGTGGTGGTAACAGCAGTTATGTGGAAATTAAATATAGCAATGTGGGCAAATCCGATATTATTAGTTGTGGGCTTAATCGGTTTATTAATTATGGCATTGTATCGGTGGTGGGATACAATATCAAATTACGTGATGCCTGTTTTAGAATATCTTTGGAACGTATTAAAAGGTTTACTTGCACCATTGTTACTTACTATAAGGCTTATATGGATGGGGGTTCAAAGATTAAGGCAATTTGTTGATAGTGCTGGTGGCGCAAGTGCAATTTTACAAAGATTATGGAATGTTTTAAAAGGATTATTCTTACCGTTAAGACTAGTAATTTGGGGAATACGAGAACTTATTGATAGAGCTGGCGGAGCTAGTGCGATATTACAGAGAGTAGTACAAGTTCTTAGAATTATTTTTGCACCTCTTATATTAGTTGGAAAACTTATACAATGGGTAGTCGACAGACTAGGTGGATGGGGTGCTATACTAGGCTATATATATGAAGGTTTAAAATTCCTTTTATGGCCATTAATCGAACTCATAAAGCTTCTAGAAGAATTGGGTAGTAAATTCCCAATATTAGGTAAACTCGGGTCATTTGCTGAAATACTTGAGTACCTATCTGACCCAATGCAGGTTATAAAGGATTTAATTAATGCAGTTGCTGATGCATTTGATAACTTACTAAGTAGAATTCCAAATGTACTTAGTGGATTATCAAGGATAGGCAGTGCTATAAGAAGTAGTGTATCAGGGGCATTCGAAAGTGCGGGCGAATCCTTAAGAAGTTTTGGCGGAAGAGTTATGAGCGCTTTAGGTCGTTCATGGATTGTTGACGCTTTTAGTTCCGGCATCGGGCAAATAACGGGAATGTTTGCAGGATTACAAGAAATGATGGGAATGCTTGGATTTGGTAACATAGGCCAGATTTCAACAGTACAAGCTGGCCCTGTGCAACCCACAAGTAGTATGCCAGGTGAGATAAACATAACTTTAAATACGACAATCGATGAAAGTATGAGTGCAGACGAACATGCTGAGTTAGTTGAAGATGCGGTTGAAAAAGCACTTTATCAATGGAATAGGGAGTTTAAGAAAACATGATGATACCAGAAAGACATTTTATTGATGGTGGAAGGCGCGGTATAACAATTGAAGAGTTACGGCCACGTATCCATGCAAAAAACCGAAATCCTATAATTGAAGTTAGAGGAGAGTTAGATTTAATAATTGAATTAGATAAAATAGAGACGTTGGATGTATCATATGAAAGACAAATAGCTGAAAGCCCGATTAGTGAAGAATTAACAACACCTACATCTACTGATATTATTGCTACCACAAACCCAATTGAAGTTAACCTTTCTGGTCATTTAGGAACAAAATGGAAAGATGGGGAAATGGTATCAAATAGAGATACGGAATTAAATGCATTATACGAACTACATAGAAGGAAAAAAATTATAAAATTCGAATCAGATCCTATAATTTTAGATGCATGTATAATAACGGAATTAAGTGTTGATGAAATTGTAAGTAAAAATATGTATCAATTTGATATGACATTAACCGAAATTGATGTTTATTCACCTATTACGATTGAAGCTTTATATGAAGACGAAGAGTATCATGATGTACCAAGTGATCAAGATTTTGAAACAGTTGTATTAACAGAGCCAGAATCAGCTGAAGCTGAAGAAGATGAAAGCTTTTGGAGTTGGTGGCCATTTTGGTAGAACCTACATCGCATGATATAGTAGTTATTAAATCGAAACAAGATGATATAGAAATAGAATTACCGTTAGTAGATTCACATAGTGCTGCATTTGCAGTATCGCCTCAATTTACAAGTGATTATTCAAGGAATGTAGAGCATATAATTGATGATGAATTAGAGTTTTCAATTTCAGGTATGATAGGTAAAAAAGATAGAGATGCGACGTTAAATAAAATTGCAGTATTGGCCGAGGAGGATCATTTAATAACAATAGAATCAAATATCAGTGTACCTATTAACGATATGACAAATCTGACAAATATGATGGATAACTTGATGATCACTGATTTTTCTGTTACCCAAACAAGTGATTCGAGAAACTTATACGAAATTGATGTATCATTTCAGAAGATGAGTATACAAAAACCGACACTACAAAAACATGAAATACAAAGTATAGATGATATTAATTTAACACCGGCACCGGATAAAGAAGTAGCTACAGTTATCATAGAAGTAGATGATGATTGGGAAGTAGAAGAAGAAGAAGGATGGATTAGTAGGTTAGGTGGATGATAAAATGGGAGATGTATTAACAAAAAAATTACCATGGGATAAAAATTTACCCTTCCCGCAAAGGAACAAATTTTATTATAAAGGTAGAACGTATGAAGTAACGTATAGGTGGTCATCAATTGATGATTCACTTATAATAAAAATAAAAAGAGAACTTGATAAGAGAACAATTCATACTGGTAGACTAAACGAAAAAAGTTTTGGCCATGTGTATTCCCCTGAAACATATGAGAAATTATTTAGTTATTGGGGAAAAACAATTAAAAAAGATAAACTCAATATTTGGATAATAGATGAAGACTTTAGGATAAGTGATTAAATGGTACAATTTGGTAGAATAACAGAAGTTGAAATACAAAAAGTGGCACTTCTTAAAACGGTTCCTGAAGTTGAACGGGAAATAGGCCGGACGCTTGGTATAATACCAACATTAGAAAGGCATATAGTGGGCCAAAATTATAAAATACCAGAAGAGGCCGATAAAGTAGATCCTGAAGAAGATGAACTATATACAACCTGGGCTACGTTTAGGTCCGCTGATATTACATTAAGACAAAGCGTGGATGATGAGGGAAATACGATAATTCGCGGCGAGTTTCCATATAATATAGATGAGTGGGAAGATAAATATGAAATAAATTTTAACGTCTCTACAAAAGATGCAAGTTCCGAAGATGAAGACCCCCAATTAGAATTAGATTGTGAAATATACAATGTTCCAAGCACCTGGAAGAAAACTGTGGGTGCCCAAAAAGAGAAGGACTGGAAAAAATTAGGATTTTCATCTTCGGAAGGTGATAGAAATAACATAATTGTTAAATCAGGATATATGGGTCCTAAAGGGCCTGATTTGAAAACAATTTTTGCGGGTCCTATATCATCCATATCATACCATGAGGAGCCCAGTGATTCTGTTTTAGAAATTGAAGCAGAAGGTGGAAGGGTTAAGGAACGTGATGTTGATGTTACGATACTGGCCGACACAAGAATTGATAAGGCCATTGAACGTCTTTGTCGTAATGCCTCAGTTCCTATTGGCGAAATACAAGGAACAAAATATGCTGATGGAAGTTATGTTAGAACGCATGAAAAACTGGAATTAACTGGAACGTTATCGGACGGGTTAGAGAAATTAATTGGTCATATAAACAAACATTTAGAAGAATCATTAAAATATAACTTTAGAGGGATGAGAGTAAACGTTGTTATTGATGATTATAACTACAGGACAGGATACAGGCTAACGTTTGGGAAAGATTTACAAGAAATATCTCCCGCGCAATCATCTGAAGAAGATGACGACGATGAAGATCTATATGAAGCTGAATGTGTATTTTTACCGTCAATTGCTACTGGATCTATAATTGAATTAAGAAGACCAGGACATGAGGAAGTTGATCACTTCATGGTTGAAATGTTTGAACACGATGTTGATTCAAAAGGTGATGCTGTTACATCGTTAGAAATAAAAATGGTCGAAAGTTCGGTATATTTCGCTGAAGACGAAATTAGAGATGTTAATAGACCACGTTTCGGCTAGTTTAAAAGGAAAATCCCTCCTTCCGTTGGCCCATTAAACATTATGCGAAGGTATATATAAAGGTTGTGGAATATGGCACGTGAGAGTCCAAGAAAATTAGTCAAAAGACTATTTAGAAGAATGATGGGTAGTGTGTGGACTGCAGTACCTGGTGTAATTTATCGTGTGCATAAAAAAAGGATGAAAGTAGATGTAAAATTAAAAGTTAAATGGACTGAGGATCCTATAACGATTGAAAATGTAAGGTTATTATATCCACAATCATCTTCATCTAAATTCTTATTTAACGTGTCTGAAGGCGATACAGTAATGCTGTTTTTTAGCAAATATTCATTGGAATGTCTGGCAAATGAACAAATTTTTGAAGTCGATGGTCAATTTACAATCAATGCTGATGAAGAATTTGAAATGCAGGATGCTATTGCATTTCCAGGTATAACATTAGATAAAGATGTTGGGAAAACTGTTAATGATTCAGTTGTTGAAATACCTGACGGAATTAAAATTATATCAAGTAATGACATACTGATATCGGGTGATTCAGTTGAAATCGAAGGATTGAGATGGAGGGAAGAATTTGCATTAAACTTCTGTGGTGAATGTTATGTTGAAATAGAGGAAGATGCAAGCAATGTTTTCTCATCCAACGGATTTTCCATCGAAATGAGAGTATATTCAAATGATCTTGAAAGTAATAATACGCATATGCATATTGACGGTGAGAACGATACATTTCTTAGGTTGTATGAGAATGACGGTGATTTTCACTTTTCGTGGTTTGATGGAACACAAATCCAAGTAGAAACCATAACAGATGTTAATCCTCATACTTGGTACGTAAGGAAAATAGTGTATGACGGTACTAATTTAATTCATTATTTAGATGATGAGGAAACAAATAATATCACTACTACGATAGATGAACCGTTAGGAGATATGTATTTGGGAAGCGATACTGATGGTTCATATAAATTTATTGGTAGTATAAGTAGGTTTCAAATATGGGATAGATGGGGTAATGTAAAAGTATTGTACCCAATGAATGAAGGATCAGGGGATATACTTTATGATCAATCTAATAATGATATAAATGCATCAATCCATGGTTGTGAATGGCACATCATAGATTATGAATTAGGTATCAGTAGTTTTACAACTTTAACCGATACGCCGGAAACATATCAGGATTCTGGTGGTCAATATGTTATGATAAAGGATGATGAATCCGGATTAACATTTACAAGTACTACAACACCTGAAGTCCATGATATTGCAGGAGATAGACATTCAAGTAATACGTTAGAAGAGTTAAGTACTAAAGTATCTGATGAAGACTTAGTTGCAAAATCAGTTGTTGAGGACCATATAGGTAACGTAGGAGTTACTCATCATGGGCTAGTTGATTCAGACAACGCCGGATTTATGAGTCCAAATGAACATGATAAACTAGATACTGTAGAGTGGAATGCAAATGATTATGAACTAGAAAAACATAACCATAGTGGTGAGGAAACTGGTGGCACATCATTGAACCCTGACGAGGTAGAAACAAAATTAAGACAAATTTTACCTCAATACGATGATTTAATTGATGCACCTGATGAACAAGGTTCTATTATATATTTTACACCCCCAGAAAATGAATTAATTGAAGGTGTCTATAGACACGATGGTTTGTCATACAGATTGTTAACTGATAAATCCTATGTTGATTTTGCAGTCGCATCCTTGAGTATAAATTATTTTTTAACCAATGAAGATACTGGTGTAAATGACCCTGACGATGGCGAATATAAGAAAACATCATTAGAACCTGTTGATATACCTGAACAAAGTATAAGTGTAAGTGGTTCAAATGCTGATGATTATCATATACAAAGTTGGGTATGTCCTGAAGATTATTTACCAACGGAATTATTAGCAGGTATTTATTCTCTTACAATAGATGCAGAAAGAACAGATGGTACAAGGGCAGTTAGGTTGTTTTATAGAGCTTACGAAAAAAAAGATGATGAGACTGAGGAGTTTTTAATAGAAAGTGCTCCCTCTAAATTGATAACAGATAGGGAATCTATTGTAGTTTCTGGCAGATTACCATATCATGAAATGGATGAAGGAAGTTGTATTGTATTTAAATTATATATGAGAAGGGAGCAACAACCGTCGAGTGATGAAGTTACTGTTTATTATGGTGGGGATACTGGCGCAAATATTACGCTACCAACATCAACTGTAATTTTAGACGAAATATATGCTAGTAATCCACATAAAATTGGTGGAGAACAGCACGCATCAGATACTCTCGCGAATGTGAGTGGTAAAATACAGGAGGATATTGATAGTTTATTTACAACTCCGGCACAACATGACTTAGATATGGATGGTAAAGATATAGACAATATTGACCAATTAGATTGGAGTGGAGGTTTAGCGTATCCAAGGATAATAGAAAGTGGTGATGAACCGACTTTAAATGAGGGTGCATGGTGTATTTGGATAGATGAATATTCGCAGGACAAAAATACTTATCTTGTTCTGAATGTACCTGATAATGGTCAAAAAAAGGTAGAATTGTGGTAATTATTCCAAAACATTTAAATAAGACGAACAATAATATAAAGGTGTAATAATGAAAACTTTAGAAATGACGGATGATTGGGATTTAAAAATGGAGGATAATAGTTTTTCTATAATTAAATATCCTGATAAAATAGGTCAAGATATTAAAATGATATTATATACTATTAAAGGTTCTAATAAATTTGATAGGGATATGGGTGTCGAGTGGATTCCAATTATAAGATACCCAACAGAAGGTAATATTAAAAGAGGTATATTAGAAGCACTTCAATTTTATGATAGGCCTTTATTAGTTGATAAAATTGATGTACAAATGGACGACACTGAAAGAATTGCTTATGTTACTTTAGAAATTATTGTTGATGATGAAAATTATGAAATTGAGCTGACTATTGGTGATTAAAAATGAAATATGGAGTAACTGATGATGGTTTTGAAAGAAAACCGTATTCAAGGATAATTGAGGATTTAAAAGAAAGAGCTAAGGAATATTTTGGTGAGCAAGTTGATTTATCACCAACATCACCATTGATGCAATTATTACAAACATATGCTTTAGAAATAGCAAGGATGTGGGAAATGGCGGAGCATATGTATTATAATTCATATTTAACAACAGCAGAAAATACATCGTTAGATAGAATTGCGTTATTGATGGGTGTTGAAAGAAAAAGTGCAACCAACTCAACGGGTATGTTATATTTATATAATAACGTTGATGTTAATGTTAGTGAGGGTTCAATTGCACAAACTTCCGGTGGTACTAGATTTTCAACGAGTGATGATATAAGACGTGATGATTGGATTCATTTAGATCCTGAAGCAGATGTAGAAAATAAAATATCCTATTGGTCGGATAGTGTAGAATATGAAATAGGGGATCATGTAAAGCATCAGGATCAAGACGAAATTTACGTATGTATTAATGCACACGATGATGTCGAACCACTGGTACATCAAAATTGGATGCAATATTGGTCAAATGTTCCTTATGATACAAATTACTATAGTAATATACCCATAATGGCGATAGAATCTGGGACGCAAAGTAATGTGGCATCCCAATCAGTAGTAGAGCCGGTAGATATGGCAGTATCTCAAATTGTTAATTGGAGACCAACATTGGGAGGTTCCGGACCTGAGACTGATAGTGCATTAAGAGCAAGAGTTTTACAACAATTGGATAGGATGGGTAAGGCTACATTGGATGCATTGGAAGCTGCAATATTAGAAGTGGATCAAGTATCATCAGTATCAATCGAAGAATTAGATGATAGAAGTTTAAGTATTGTGATAGAATCAGCTGAATATGAACAAATTAAGGATGAAGTCAAGGAACAAATTGATGCAACGAGAGCATTTGGAATCCCATATGATATAAATCCTGTTGATATTGTACAAATATATGTGGAGGTTAATTTTGAAAGAACTGACGATGCGCCTCCAAGAAGGGATGCACATAAAATGATTGGTCAGGCTATACAAGATTATGTAGGTAGCAGAGGTGCTGGTGATGATGTATTATATTCGAAAATGTATGATGTAATATTTAATGTAGGTGATTGGGTATACGACGTGACACAACTTAAATTAGGTAAAGATCCTCAGGATTTGTACAGTGAAAATGTCGTAATAGACTCTAATGAAAATTCGTCAATTGAAAGTATAGAAGATAATATAGATATAACATCGGAATTGGTATAATGTCATTTAGCGGTGAAGGTAGTGGAACTAGTCTAGATCCATATAAAATTGAAAATTGGCATCATTTAAATGATGTTAGAAATAATTTAGAAGCTAACTTCATTCTTGTTAATAATCTGGATGAAAATACGGACGGTTATGGTGATTATATAGGTGAAAATCCTGAAGGATGGGACCCTATAGGTGATAGTGGTAATATTTTTAGTGGGGTTTTTGATGCCAATAGATACACTATAAAGGATTTAGTGATAGATAGATCAGGAAGTAATTATAATTCGTTATTTAGTCATAATGATGGAAAAATTGAAAATGTATATGTAGAATATCCAATTATAGAGGGCGGCGAAGATACTGCAGGGCTCGTATCCTTTAATGGTGGAACAATAGAAAATTCTTATGTTATTAGCGATTATATATCAGTTCAGGATTCAGGATATGGCGGTGGTTTAGTTTCTTCAAATGAAGGAACAATTAAACATTGCTATACGATAGTTACCATTGAAGGTATTGCTGGATCTCAATTAGGTCACCTAGTAGGCTTAAATCAAGGTACAATTGTTGATTCTATGGCATTAGTAAGTACTGAGTCCCTCATACATACGGACGAAGGAACACGAGGCGGTAGGGTAGTTGGTACTGAATTAGATGGTGATATGAAAAATATTCGTATGTATACTGATGATAATTTTAGAGATTATAAGAAACTTCATAAGCCATGGAATATCAAAGTACTAAATCGTTGGACTGGTGAAACATGGCATATAGAAAGCGGTGAAGATTATCCACGTCTGCATGAACCCGATATTGTAACTGACGAGTTCGTAAAGTTAAACCAGAAGGTAGGTGAAATTGATGAAGGAACTAACATGCATAATATAACATTGAAGCATGGTTCTTTTGAAATAAACGTAGAGAATGAAGGTCCTTTACGAAGATATGATGCTTTACCAGAATGTTTGGATGAGGAACCAAGGAAGTGTAGAAGTCCTATAATCGTCCCATCTTGGAGAAAACAAGGAAAGGTACCGTTAGGTATTGGTAAATATTCCATTGATGTTTTTGTAACACCAATTGATAACGTCAAAGTTAAATGGGACTTTGATGCAGATAAGATACTTATAAATCAAGAAGAAAAAAATTTCCTACATAATATCACCGAATATGACATACTAGAATTAGAAGAAGTTAATTACATTAGAGTAATTGGAGAGGATGAAGAAGCATTTGCAAAATTTAATGCTAACACAACAACTGACGCTCTTCCTGATATATCATATAATTATCCTGTGAAGGCATATATTGACCATATGAATGATATAATTACAGTAGATGTTGAGTGGGAAGTAGGTGAACAAGGAAGTCAAGATACAATAGATGTCGTTGTTGCGCTAGCATTTGAACAGAATATGAAAGATAACTTACCCGAATTTTGGGATAAATATGAATGACGAATCAAATATATTAAAATACTTGAAGACGATTACCATCGAGCTTGATGAATGGATGGAAACCGCGAATATGATCAAAAAACAACATTATATTGATACTGTTGATGATCATAAAGATCCCACTTCAGATGACTTAGGTGACATTGACAAATTAATTAAAACTATAGGTATAATCAGAAGGTTAGACGAAAATTTAAGTGAAATACGTGATAGGGCACTAAATTATGTCAATGACTTTGAAGGTGGAGGTACTTATAATCATATAATCCATTCCTTATCGCCGTACATCGATGAACAATATGTACAATTAGTTGAAGGCATTAAAGTTGATGATAAATATGGAGTTATTATTTATGGTGTTGATCCGAATGCGTTAGTAGATGAACCTATTGACATTGGATTAATTGACTTTGTTGTCCAGAGAAGTAAGGCAGCTGGTATTAAAGCATTATCAGGAATTTACTTATCGGATAGTTTTGTAGTCGATGATGAAATGAATTGGAGAAAGCAAGGTCATTCCAAATTTAGTGCATTAAGTGATAATGATTATACGCATGATGGTATTCATGATATGGCAATTCATAGAGTAGGTATAACTAAATTAGGTTCACAAAATAAAATAGGTTGATATTTATGAAAGGAGAAATAACATTAAAAGGAAAAGTTAAAGTTAAGAAAAATGGAAAAATAGTGAATGAAACAAATATGATATTAGACGTTGGTCTTGAAAGAATGGCAAGATTATTATTATATCATACAGATGGTAATGAATCGGCAGGCGGTGAAAGTGATTTTGAGGACGGGGACATCATACCGATGTCACATGTTACGATAGGTGATGGTAATGATGAAACACAAGAATATATGGAAGATATCCAAGGAAACGTTTTAGAGGAAGAAGAAATATCCGTAGAACTCAGTGAGGTATTAACACCGGATATGCCAGGCGTAGATCAATATATAACAAGATTTGTTGCCGAATTCGAGGAATGCGACCCAAACACACATTATGAAGCCGTATTAGCAGATGATGAACATGGACTAGATAGAACTTGCCTAGCAAGGGTAGTATTAGGAGACGGAATTGAAGTTCAAGATGGTGAGGATATAACATACATATGGGAAATATTTGTACAAAGAGGTGTATAAAATGGATTGGAATACAGGTAATAGAATATACGGTGATGAACTAGCAGCAATTGTATCAAGAGGTGTAGATGAACCTTGGAATCATGATTTCGGAGAAGATGGACACCCTGTAAAAGAAGGAATTATTTATGTACAAGAAGACGGTGATGTTGATATTATTTGGCAATGTGTCGATCCAGAAGAAGAGGATAATGAGAATGGCTGGGAACTTAGAATAACCGACCAAGATTTGCGTGAAAGTGCAAGTCCAACATTTGATGGTATGAGTTTGACATCAGATTTGGATATGGTTGGTAATAAAATAATATCACTTGATTCACCTGACGATGATTCCCATGCTAC